ATGGAAATTATCGCTTTCGAGGAAGAAGCCTTTTACAAAATGATTGCGGCAGTTGTTGCGCGAATCAAGGCGGAGCATGGCGTCAAGGAGGACAAATGGATTAGCGGTGCCGAGGCTATGCAGAAACTCCGCATTACCAGTCCTACGACCTTGCAGAAGCTTCGAGACACTGGAGCGATCCGTTTTAGCCAGCCTGAAAAGAAGATGATCCTGTATGATTCCGACAGCATAAACGCATACCTGGAGAAACACGCTAAAAACCCTTTCTGATGGGCGACGATGAGTATAAGGGCGAAGATGAGCGGATCGAGGCCGCCATGCACCAGCAGGAGTTAGATCGGCGCGGCCCTATGACTGAATCCGAATACAAACTTTACTACGAGAAGATGGCAATAGATGAAATGAATGATCGTCACGGAAAGGAATTGCGTGAGTTCTACGAAAGGAAAGCCGAAGAAAAGGCCCGATTACAGAAGGAGAATGCCAATGAAGAACAGCTTTCCAAGCATGAGGAAGATTGGTCAAAGCAATATTCAGAGCTTGTTAACAATACTTACAACGAAGAAAAAGCAAGAACTGACGCCGAAGCACAGGAAAGATCGCAGCGGAAGGCCGTTGAAGATGTTATTCGGGAAGGTAAGGAAAATTCGGACTGGGTTGAAAACGGCGCTGATGAAAATGACCTTGAGACACAGCAAATGTCAGAGGATGACAGGCTTTATAAACAGGGCGTAGAGCATGGGTACTGGATATTCAAAGAGTCCCCTGGCACTTTTCAGGAATACCGCAAAGACCTGAACGAAAAAGCCGCCCCTATGTCTTACAGGGATGGGATGGACGAAGGCAGTAAACAGGCCACAAAAGAGAAATTTATTGAAAAATGGAAAAGCCCTGGAAAAGACAAAGATCACGAGCGATGAAGGCCCATAATAATCCTGTGGCCCTCGTAATCGTCCCCTGATACGGCATAAAGCTTTTCCGCTAACTCCACAGCATCAAATATACCTTTGCTTGCCAGATAGACCGTTTCGCCGCTTCTGGACGTATGCAATTCGCTGTGGTGGACGTGACAAAGTGGAATTGCGTTTTTGTCGTCAGCTTTCATGCCCATGCCTCGGACCACGTTTCTCATAAGGTGGTGAGCTATGATCGTCTCATCTTCTATACAGCAACAGGCGCACGGCAATGTTGCGAGCCAGCGCAGGTGAGGCTTATCGGTCATGCGGTTGCTGGACTTTTTACGCGGTCCTTGCTTCGGAAACATCATCTCTCAAACCCATACAGTTCAGGCAATGGTAGCTTAATCCCTGCCATTCCCGCAAGCACATGAGTATGGTCGATCAGCTTCCCGTAGTCCTTTATGCTCAATTCCTCCGACGAAATATCACGCTCGTAAACGATCCCTTTTCTATCGGTGAAGCTCTTAGTCCCGAATACCTGACGCTTGATAATCGTTTTCAGTTCTATCAAGCTGTAACCAGTACCCTCGCAAAGCACACTGATGCATTTATGCCAGTATCGTCTCTGCGGAGGGGTCTTAGTCTTTGGCTTTATAACAACTTCCCATTTGTCCAGTTCAAGGCCAGCAACCGCAACAAGGCAATTAGCCTTTACCTGATCTGAAATGATTAGGAAGGTATGGTCCATTATCGAATTACAAGAAAGCTATCGCCACGCTTGAAGGACGCATAATTTAATTCTTTGCCAGCTTCAAGGTCTTTCTTAAGCGCGGCAGTGTCGGCGGCATATTCTACCTTCCTGTATTGTTCAGGCAATTCCTCCGCAGAGCAGTTCAGCTTTACGCTTAAGCGCCCTTGCTGGATGCTGGCGTTACCTGCTACCGTCTTAATGGGTTTTCCCGCCATTTGAACAAGCGTGTAAATACCAGCTTTATAATATTCTTCCTGCTTATCGAACGCCCTTGCCCGTTCCGTATAAATTCTGGCAAGCGATGTCACGGCTTCGGCATTGGCTTTGTTTTCACGGGATTTACGAATGAAGTAATCGGCCCAATCTTCAAGAGACCTATCAATTGCGGTAAAGGCTTCCTCATCGTCCTCAAATATCTCCCCAAACTGATCCCCAATTTTATCGTGCCGATTACGGATTGCGTCAAGTAATTCTTGGTATCTCATAACGTTCCCCTAAAACATTCTGTCTATGATTTCGACCAGATAGGCTGTATTTACCTTTTCAGGGTCTTTGTCTTTGAGTTTGGCGACCACTTCAACAAAATAAGCGACATCCACTCCAGTCAACTGATCTTCTAAAACCTTATGATCTGTTAAGTCCAGTTCAGATATTTGCATCACCATTTTAAGAATTTGTCCGGCATTGATCTGCCAGCCCCGTCTAATAAACTTGCGCATACGAAAAACAGAACACAAAGGATATTTGCTTCCGACATAGCGTAGCTCTTTAGCGAGGATAGCTTCTAGGGCTTCCTGATGAAGCGTTACCTTGTTCTCCCAAGAAGTCCAGTAATTCGTGCAATGCACATAATCATAGTTCTTGTGAATTTCCTCCGCATCACCATAAAAGCGCAAAATAATTTGAACCTGATGGGAAAGGGTAATTGCATTAGTGGACATGAAAACAGGACGGTATTTTTCGCCATCGTCAATCTTCAAAGCGTCCAATTCGGTTTGCTGATAGGCATCCTCTATAGCACCTGGATCTTGCATTACTTCGCTTACATAGCCAGACGCATCACCGCCACCTTCAACGTATTCATAGTCTTTGTTAGTGCCTTCCTCGCTTGCGATACCTGCACTTTTGATTACGACTTTAATGCGCTCGCCCTCTTCTTGCACAGTAATGCCGCACTCGATACCCTTTTTGTTTTTTGGCTTAAAACGCTCCACATAATACTTGGCAACTGCTGAAGTAGTTTCTCGGTTTCGGAAATAAAGATCATAGTCGTTTACATCTTCATTCAAAAGCATAGAGACAATTGAACCGCCAGTAATAATAGTGTTCTTTTCTACCAACTGTCTGACGTTTTCATCTTCAATGGAACTTACAAAGTCATTAAACTTTTTAGACATAATAGCATTGATTGTTTTACGTTTCATTATGCCACCCCGATAACTGATAACAGCGGAACAAGCAGAGCAATTACCCAGCTAAACGGGATTTTATCATCCAAATCTTCTGCAAAGCTCGTGGCACCACTAGGCGCTTGTGCATCGCGGCGGCGTCCTTCGGCATTGCTTACAGGCTTTGCATTCTTCGGCTTCACCGATCCGCGAAACGCTGGGCCATTGCCATCGTTAGCCCACATGTTGATCCAGTATTCCTTACCGTCAACGTTAAGCGTACCGTTAAAGTCGGCGTGAGTTTGCTCTGTCTTGCGGTCATTAGTGAATACGGCGAATTTGTTGGTGTTGTCGTATGTTTTGGTCATGGATTATCCCACACTTTCTTGCGCTAGGTTCAAATGAGCCTCAATGAAGCCGATAGATTGCTCCAGGGTGTAATGTCCATCCCGAAAAGCAGTTAGAATTGTCTCAATAGACGGTATCATTATTTATTCTCCTGTTGTGTTAATTGTGCTTTACGTTCGTTATATGCCTTAGTCAAACCCACTCTTGCAGGCTCGTCACCTTTAGCAAGCGTCCATGCGGCGGCAAACAGGTCTTGCAGTTCTTTTAAGTCCTTGGCGGCAGGAATGGCTAGGCGGTAGAAGTTATATTCTTCGTTATTCACAAGATCGACTTTCTCTGGCTTGGGTTGAGCGGGAACAGGCGCGGTGTATTTATCACCATCAAATTGACCCATATGCACGTCAGCAGACATACCGATATGTTTCATGGCATTCATAAGAGCGTCCGTAAACGCCTTCTTAAAGGCTTCATCGTCAGAGCGCAGGCCAGCAGATTGCTTTACGATAACGAAGTCGCCGCCAACTCCATAAACAAGTTCAGAGCGTGGCTCATCCAAAATACTATCAGAAGGTACGCCCGTCGCATGCCACAAGCCCACTGTGCAATAAACTAACAACTGGCCCTCAGTACCGCTAACAGTTTGGTATTCTGGCTTGGTATATCCCCAGCCGATACCACAAGGCCCGAAAAGTTCAGTCATTTTTTGGATAGCATACATCGGTTTAATCGCATCGCCCGAAAACCCGCCAGCCCGTTTAAACTTCTTTGTGTGCTTTGGATCAGTAACGCCAAGCACCTTCCATACTTTCATGTTATCGGTCATTGCGCCCTCCGCGCTGGTCTGTAAGAGTTGTTTTCGAGTACGATAGCACCCTCAGCAAGCAGTAATTCAACTGCATCAGGTACGAGTTCCGGCAAGCCAGACTTTGCGATCATTTGTTCCATCGTAAGTGTTGGGTAATGCAACACAAGGCGGTCTACTATACCGTTAGCGCAAGCCTGTAGGGGAGTGGTCATTTGCCACCTGCCTTTTCAAGAGCGTCGACGATTATTTTAGAGATACCCCAAAAATCAGAAGCTATTCGCGTGTCGCCATCTTCTAATACTTCCTTTGCTTTCTCCAACGCAGCAACAAGATCATCATGGCTATTACAGGCTCGAATAATAAACTTTGCATCTTCTTCACGCTCAATGCCTGGAGTAGAGTAATAATTAGTTGAGCAGATACATGTATCACCGGAATAAATAACCCAATCCTCATTCTCATAGTCATTCATATGCTCAGAATATTCGGTGCGCCAAGGCGTAGGTGTGTGTTTCGTATCGGTCATTATTGCACCCCGAAAGCAGCGCCAGCCATAGGAATAAGCCAGCATACACCATAAGCCATGATAAGCAGCCATACGGCCATGGCAAAGCATTCCAGGAATGATTCTTCGGTATCAGATTGATTATTACGCATAGGAAATCCTCCGTTATGTGTGTTTGACAAGTACCACCATAGCGACTGTATCAGGCAAGTCAAGAAAAATATTCATTGACTTTGAAAATAATTCATGCGAATAGTTAAGCAGAGGTGAAAACCTTCGATGACGTTTCCCTCCCTTTCCGTCATCAGGGGCGGTTGAGCGTGTGTTTGACGACTATGCTCCCGCCCTTTTTTCATGAGGTTTCCAGTGCGATTAAAGGCCCGTATAGACGCGAATCAGCCAGCCGTAGTTAAGGCTTTCCGTGATCTTGGATACATAGTGGCTCACACACATCAATTAGGATCAGGCTTTCCAGATATAGTGATAAGCAAATTACTGCCAAGCAAACATCGTTTCACTGCCTGCATTGAAATCAAAGACGGACGCAAGCCTAAGAGCAGCCAAAAGCTTACTCCCGATGAGCAGGAATGGCACAAAGCCTGGCAAGGGGAATTAGCGATTATCACGAGCATAGACGATGTGCTAGTTTTTCACGATTACGTTATGAGGGAGTTCGGATGAAACAAATACTATACGGCAAGCTATCAGCGCAGAACAACCGCAAGACTAGGCACCAGTGGGCAAAGCGTGACAACGCACCGCGAATCACCATGGAAACAGAGGACGACTGCGACCAGATCAACGCCTTATTGGTAGACCGTGGCTTTGATGATGTAAGGGATTTACAGGATAGGTGAAGTGCAGGCGTTATTCATTGACTTGCTCAACGGATATAAGAACATATTTTGTTTTAGGAGTTTCTGAAACCTTCATCTCCTCAATGATTTCAGTGCAAACCAAACGATATGTAATGTTCTGAACGGTGATCCCTTCTAGGCTAACATTTGGCCCACTTGTTCCGCTGTATTCTTTTTTATCCTCTGTATTATATATGCGCCAAGTTCCATGATTTGTATCGACCTGCTCAAAATAGCCTAAAAACTCCCTGACTTCCTCAGCTAATTCTTCTGCTGAGGCAAGAATACTGTTAATACGCTGCGCTTTGCTTTTATCAATATATGTGACATGAACTTCACGCTGATTCGGCGCATACCATTTGTGCTTGACCGTAACGTTAAGCGCAATTATTTTCAAAAGCAGATTCTTTAAACTGCTTATCGTGTGACCTTTCACTGATCTAAGGACTTCGAGTATCTCTTGATCGTTTAGGTCATTACTTAACAATTCATCGAATTTCTTAAGCGCAATTTCGATTATTGAGCTTCCGTAAATGTCTACCTCGGCAGTTGAAAACAGGTGTATATTAAACGAGCCTTTGGAAGAAGCAAATGCCCGAAGCTTATAGTTGCTTGGATCGGAATAAGCAACCTTTTTAGGACTTTTTGATTGTGCTAACTTTTTCTTATAGCTGTTCTCAAGGGTCATCTGATAATATTTCAGAATGTCACCTAAATTTTCAGCAAACACACTATTGCTATCGTCTTCTTCTGAAACGGCGATGTGAACAATAGCATTATTCCTTTCTATTGATTCCTGAATAATTTGTTTATCGTCCGACTTTTTTGAAAGGAAGAACCCAGCATCAGGTAAATAGTCGAGTGGCAGTTCATTCTCTGTCAATAGTGTTGCTAAAACATCGTCTCCCGTATAGTCGAAGGTATAATAGTCCTTTATTTCTGGCTCGGAAAATATTCCCCTAAGGTCAACCCGTCCATTTATAAATCCGGCTAGTCGCTTGATGGATATTGGAGTAGATAGATAAATTGTTTCGGTCTCGTTAGCTTCAACCAGCAATGAAATGAATTTTGAACCTACCGCATTGTCGCACACCATGATCTGGGGAAGATCATAATAGAGCAAAATTTGCGATATGGTTAAGTACTGTTTCATTTATACGGTTATCATAAACTCAGCGCTTCTCCACCAGGAGTAATGGTTCGGTCCTGATGTTTTCTGGATTAAACCATCACCACTTTTCAAGTTGAGTTGCAAGATGAAATTTGTCTTTTTCTTGAAAGCGGGTAGCTTTGTTACATTCAATGTCGCTTCGTAATCATCATAAACGGACAAAGAACATGCTCGACACTCATCAACAGGATAGATTTTATCGGGATTTATCTTGCGGTGAGAATGTAGATCAGAGTCAGTTGCCGGATCAGATGCAGCTATTCTAAATACTGTATAGCCGTCAGTATCCACAGCTTCCTTTGGAGGACATTGATCTGGAAGCGGCTCGAACCAATTCATTTAGTTATAATTCTCGTTTAAGGTTAATAAGGTCGCAATAATAATCATTTAATACGATCAATTTCTCACCGCAAAAAGAATGTTGACATGCCATATCTGTCGTGCATAATACAATCACGTAGGGCTTAGTTCGGAGTTGCTCCCGAATGACAGCCCCCTTGACCGGGTTGCCCTACGTTCTCATTATGAGTTTAATCGGTCAAGAGTTGGTCAAGGTAAAAATGGATTGGTTCCCGTGGTATCCCGAGCGGTACAAGAATAAGACGCTTCACCTTACGGCAGAACAGGATGGCATATATCGCCGCCTGATAGATCATTACATGGAAACGCGACTACCGCTTCCTGACAATGACTTTGCCCTTGCACGTATAGCGGGTGTGGATAATGCCTGCTTCAAGCAAGCTTCAAGCATCCTTAGAGCATTTTTCAAGCAGTCTGAAACTGGGATTTTGAACCATATTACCTGCGATGAGCTACTGGACGAGCAGGACCAGCTTGCCAAGTTCAGGACAGAACGCGCTCGCAAAGGCGCTGAGGCTAGGCACAAAAAGACTAATGAAATCAATAAAAACTCTGCTTCGAGCAAACAAGAAGCATTGCTTAAACCTGCTACAATAACAGTTAACAATAACAATAACAAAATATCTAAAGATATAGATGCGCCTTTGGGCATAGCCGAAAACGTTTGGCAGGATTTTATTATCCACCGAAAAGCAAAAAAGGCCCCCCTTACGAAAACAGTGGTCGATATCCTTTTACGGGAAGCGGCTAAGGCATCCATTACGCCAGCGGAAGCATTAGAATATACACTGATGCGCGGCTGGCAAAACTTTAACGCAACTTGGTTTGCAGAAGGAAAAAGAAATGTTAACAACAACGACCAATCAAAACTTACAGGACACGCAGCTTTGGGGGAAATCAACCGAAGAGCACTTGAACGCGTTGAGCAAGATAGATTATCGGGGAAAGCTGCCCGCACTGCCCTCGACGATTACGACTTTGGAGAAACAGTGCCTCAAATATCTGGGGACGACCCTTTCCGCTAATCACGTAAAAATAACGTTTCCTGAATGCGCTGCATTAGTTTCAAGACTTTTGGCCCACTTTTGGGAAAGCAAAATGGACGGCCAGATGATAGCCAACATTCAGGGGGACTGGTACAGGGTTTTACAGGATCATTCATTGAAAACAATTGATGCCGTGGTTTTAGAATGGCTTTCCATTGGTAAACGTAAGCCCACGCCAGCGGATATTTTGGAACTGTGCAACGAAACAGACAGTACGCCAAGCCAGCTTAATAGGTTCCGTAAAATGTATGACCTGCCTGTTAAAGAGCCGGTACAGGTTAGCCCCGAAGAAAAAGAACCACCTATGCTGGGCTGTCCTATTCGATTGGCAACCTTGATGAGGCAAGCTGAAAAGTACGGACAATCGTTTGGCGAAGGTTATCAGACCAAGTATTTAAGGGATGGCATCGAGCCACGATGGGCCACGGTTGACCAAGCTAAAATAAGGACTGATATGCCCAGTAGAGAAGAATTACTGGCCCACATGCCGCCTGAGGCGCGTGTTGCCGCTATAAAGCATGAGAGCGATTGGAAAAGAGATTAAAGCCAAGGAATACGAATACATCGACACTTACGAAAACCAACAGATTAACCGAGGAGAGTAAAATGACAAATAATGCCAGATCAAAGATTATCGCACAGGGCATAGAGAACTTGAGGCAGTATGGGTATCATCACGTTGACGAGCAGAACATTTTAACGGACGAAATCTACAGTAAGTTCTTTAAGTCCATGCTGGAAAGCAATCTCGGCCGAGGCCATGACGAGCTTATCAATTCGATAATTACGGATATTAAGTAATTGATTTATTAACACTAGGGAGATATAAGATGACTGACCAAGAAAAGATGCTAATGCTTGATTTACTGCTGCGTGATATGCGTGGTGCATTTCCTTGCCACGGTGACAAACGGCTTAAGGCCGCAATGTCTTTAGCGGTTGATTTAGGATTAGAGAAACATCAGGATAGCATAAGTGAATTAGAAACCTATGATTACATGGACGGCAGACATTTCAGAACCTCTGTTGAATATGGTGGATATGAAGGGCTTGAAGATATGCACCGCCTGAAAGCTACATATTTTGATAAATCCGAAGAATTTAAAGATATGGCTGTAGAGAACATGACCTACCCTGAATATAGGTTTGATGACTGGGAGATAACCCCATGACCATAAACGATATAGAGTACGCAAAGAACGCCAGCACGGCCCGTGCGGAATTGCTAGATAAATTGAAACTCGCGGAGGATGCTTTGAGGTTTTATGCTAATGTGAGTGATTATAAGTCACCATTTACTGGAGGGCTTGGTAAACTCTATTATGACTGCGGTACAACCGCCCGAGAAGCGTTGGAAGCCATACAGGTGACGAAATGAACAAGATGCAGATAACGCTTTACGATAACGCTGGTAACATCGTTTCCTATGATGAAGTCGAAGCACAAACCGCTACTAAGGAGGAAATTGATGCCATGGTTGCATTGATTGATGGTGGTATGAGGGCTTGTGACGCAGCCGCTTTAGTAAAAGGATAACACCCAATGACCGAGGAAGAACTACTCACCCAACTCCGCATGTCAGGTAAAAGCCCATTCCAGGCATATAAGGAGGCGCTGGGTAAGCTGGAGGTGGCTAAGACGTGTCTTGAATGGTACGCACATCCTGATACGTTTAAGTCCACTGAATACGCACAGAAAACAGTCGAAGCAATTAACAACACTGGAGAACAAAAATGACATTCGCTAAAATCACACAATGGGGGCAAGACCGCAACCTTATCGCTGGAGCTACCCGCCATGCTCAAATGGTAAAGCTAATGGAGGAAGTAGGGGAGCTTGCATCCGGCATAGCAAAGGGTAACGAGGCGCTTGTCAAGGACAGTATCGGTGACTGTGCCGTGGTGCTGACTATTCTGGCAGCTCAGAGCGGCCTAACAATGCAGGAGTGCATAGACGGGGCATACGAGGAGATCAAGGATCGTAAGGGGGTAATGAGGGATGGCGTATTTATCAAGGAAACTAACGAATACACTATGACCACATCAGAACCCTTCCACCCGCAAACAGACGCAGAAAAAGCAGCATTAAGCCAGAGCGAGGCGCAGGAATGATGTACCTTACGACAATAGAGGCGGCATTTGCTTATTATACCGAGTGCAATCTGGCCACGTTAAGCGGGCTTTTGGGTAAAAAGTCATCTGGTAGGCTCGAAAAGGAACGCCAGCAAAGCATCTGTGACGGCATGGTTTATCATTGCAAAGCACACGGAATTGATCCGAAAGGTATGCCGCGCCTTATGGGGTTAATGCAAAAATAGTGTTGCAATATCATGGGAATGTGGTAGTGTTTATATTCCAGTACGGAGGGTAGCCCGTCTAATTCTTCGAATAATAGAGCGGGTCGAGCTTACAAAGTTTGACCTGCTTTTATCTAAGTTTTATCCCTGTTAATCAGGTATAAGACACCCTTTCTTCTCTACGGCATGCCAAGTTGCAGCGGTCGCGACAATGTGGCTTGGAACAACATGCCGTACAGTGGACAGGGCGCGTGGTGGTATCTGGGTCGAAATAACCCTGCCTTCAGCCTGAAGCGAAGACGTTCGCCAAATCGAAGTAATACGCTGCCGAGAAGTCTATCGGCCCCTGTCCAACCTATTTCATACTAAATATCTTATCAGCCCTGCCTATAAACTCTTTTTCCAGTGTTTTACGTTGTGGAATGTCTTTAGTCGTAACCACTCCGGCGTAGATAATATCCGTATCAAGATCAAACTCGACCTCATCCAACTGATAACCCGCTACTGTAAACCATTTCCTGAACAGCGCCTGTCTAGATTTGCCGCGTTTATCCTGTGAATCGCACACATAAAGCATCACCCTGGAATTGTCCTGAAAGAACTCCTCGGCAATAGTTCCGATAGTAGGAGCCACACGCGGATCAGGTTTACTATCACCTGTACGGCTGAATCCGAAATAATGGAATGTCATACCGGAAAGCTTTGGAGAGACGTTCTGGACGATAGTTGAAGTAACATCATCGAAGCCATAGGTATAGATCACCCCATGGTCAGTCTCGAAGAAACTTTGATTATTGAGGGACTTTAACGGATACGGGTTTTGCATTAGCAATCGCCTTTCCCGATTCCTTCAAGGATTTGGTAAACCGCTCACGCTCTTTCAGGAACTGATCGAACACGGGCCGCGCCTCTTTTTTAATTGGTATGATCTTGACTTCGTTCATAATATCAAATATAACTGTTATCAGGACAAAATACAAGAACGATGCCAGTTTAAAGAAATGATAATGAGCAATGTTGTGCAGTTTAATGGTATGACTACAAAGGCCCTTGAGCCAGATGTTATCATGGACGACCTCAAGGGAACGCTAACCAGCCTGTTGTGGATTGGCCGAGACAAAGATGGTCAAGTGTCAGCAGGTTGCAGTGAAGGTGATGCTGGTGAGGCGCTTGTCCTACTCGAATTGGGGAAACGAATAATTATGGATTGCATAGAATGATGGACGAAGCATTGCAGACCTTTAAGATGCACTTTCCCGACTGGTGGTTTACCGTTGGAACCTGTAAGCTAAGCCGTCATGCAAGCTGTGGCCCAGACATTAGCGGAGCAGATGCGCACCTTTTGGAGGATAAGAGATTTCAAGAGGGCTTTCACTGTGACCACGATGGAACTATGGCCGAAGCACTTTTAGACGTTATGAACCAAGGATTGAAGGCAAAATATGACAGACATTAAGAACACAGACGCACGACTAATCCAGTATATCGAGCGTATTGAGCGGCTTCGTGAGGAGCGCAAAGGGATTTCATCTGATATTAATGACGTGTATCAGGAAGTTAAATCCGCTGGTTACGAGCCATCAATCGTAAAAGACCTCATCCGTGTACGGGCAATGGACGCAGAGAAGCGCACCGCCCAGCTAGAATTGTTTGACACATACCTCGTCGCTGTAGGTATGGCATAGAATAAAAACTCCCTTACATGTGCCGGACACGAAGGGAGTTAAGGAAGCGAGTGTGTCATAAGGGATTAAACCTTATTTCTTCTTGTTTGGCGCTTGCGAAAGCACCGATCCGGCTAACTTCTTAGAAGTGGTGGAAGAACGACCATCTCTAAGCACTTTTGACGCGAGGGTTGCAATCTTATTGCTACTCTGCCCGCTATTACTTGATTTTTTCATATGTTAAATTTACTAAAGATATTAGACACTTTATTGGGGCTGTTGAAAAGTAAAGGTCAATGTTGACAATTCGTGGTGAATATGTTGATTTTGAGCGTATTGTCTGGTAAATGTTAATGTATGTGCTACTAAAAAAGGTAGTAAAGAGGTATGATACGTGCTTATCCAGCTTTATGCATAATAATCTATTTTAGAATGGCGATTAATGGCTAAAGGCAAGAAAACAGGAGGAAGACAGAAGGGGTCGAAGAACTTTGTTAACGTTGATGTTCGATACCTTGCCCAGACGTATGCTGAAAAGGCTCTACAAACCTTGTACGATCTTATGACCTCATCGAAGCAGGACGTTGTAAGAAAAGCCGCCGCTACCGAAATACTAGACAGAGCGTATGGGAAACCATCACCCATGGAAGCGCCCAAAGATACGGAAGCAGCAACACCTGTAAACGTCACTGTTGAAGTCGTGGACGCTCGGAAGCCAGATGCCTAAGCTTAATGTTCCCCAGGCAAGGTTTTTAGAATTACCGCATAAGTTTAAAGCTTTTGTCGCGGGCTTCGGATCGGGCAAAACCTGGGTTGGATGTGCTGGATTATGCCGCCATTCATGGGAGTTTCCCTATATCAATGCCGGATACTTTGCACCGACCTATGGACAGATACGGGATATTTTTTATCCGACCATTGATGAAGTGGCTTCGGATTGGGGGCTTACGACAAAGATACACCTGAGCAATAAAGAGGTTGATCTTTACTGCAACGGCCTATACCGGACGACAATCCTGTGTCGATCCATGGAAAAGCCCAGTGATATCGTGGGTTTTAAAATCGGTAAGGGGCTGATCGACGAGCTTGACGTGATGAAAACGGACAAGGCTGAAATCGCATGGCGGAAGATCATTGCCCGTATGCGCTACAACGAGCCAGGTCTTGTAAATGGGATTGATGTCACAACCACTCCAGAGGGTTTCAAATTCGTTTATCTGACATTCGTAAAGAACTTACGGGATAACCCCGAATTGCAGGCGATGTATGGAATGGTACAGGCCAGCACATACGATAACGAGATCAATCTACCCGAAAGCTATATCCCATCGCTCTTAGCGTCTTACCCGCCTCAGCTTATCGACGCATATTTAAGAGGGCAGTTTGTCAACCTTGCCAGCGGCAGCGTGTATCCAAATTTTGATAGGCGCCTTAACCATACAAATGAACGCCTGATTAATCGTGAGCCATTGCACATTGGAATGGACTTTAACGTTATGAACATGACAGCGATACTGAATGTAATCAGGGATGGATTTCCATTAGTGGTTGGGGAATTAACAGGGGTCAGAGATACACCCACCATGACAAGAATGCTCACTGAACGATACGGCCAGCATTCCGTTACGATCTACCCAGATGCCAGTGGTCAGGCTCATAAGTCGGTAAACGCCAGTGAAAGCGATCTTTCAATCCTTCGTCAGAACAAGTTCAGCGTTCGGGTTGATAAAACCAATCCAGCCGTGAAAGACCGTGTGAACTCCATGAATGCCATGATCCTGAATGCGAATGGAGAAAGACGCCTCAAGATTAATACTGATGCCTGCCCGAAGATGACCGAGGCGCTTGAACAGCAGGCCTATGACAAGAATGGTGAGCCGGATAAACTGAACGGTTTGGACCATTGCAATGATGCTGAAGGTTATTTCATATCCCAACGCTACCCAATCCGAAGCCGTGGCGTTCAGAAATTCCAGTTACAAGGCGTTTAAACTTGTGCTACACTACCCAAAAGAGGTAATACATGGCCGATCCTGATAGCCTACACGAGCAGTATGTTGAGTTCCTTCCCGTATGGCAGAAGTGCCGTGATGCTCGTGAAGGGCAGAGAGCTATCCGTAAAGGCGGGGTCAAATACCTTCCATCCCTAATTGGGCAGGAAACCGCCGAATACAACAAATATCGGGACCGCGCAAACTTCTTTAATGCTACTGGAAGGACCGTTGAGGCCATGTCCGGTCTGGTATTCCGTAAGCCGATGACGTGGGAGGTTCCAGCCGCAGTCGAGCCGTGGCTTGAAGATATTACACTGTCTGGTGAAACCCTCACTGACTTTGCCGAGACATGTGTAGTAGAAACAATCACCGTTGCCCGTGACGCCATCCTGGTTGATATGCCCAGAGTAGCTAATGATTTAACAAGGGCACAGGCAGAAGCACAACAGATCAGACCCTATCTATCGCTCTATAAGACGGAGAGCATCCTTAACTGGGAGATGGGGCGCGTTAATAATGTTTACCAGTATGTCAATGTATGGCTGGCCGAGACATATAAAAACCAAAAGGGAGAGATTGCCGAGCAGATCAGGCAGCTTCGCCTTGATGGGATATATTTTCAGGATATTTGGCAGAAAGCCGATAACGGGGAATGGTTCGTATCGGAAACTATCGTCCCTGTAAAGAACGGCGCTAACATCACGGAAATACCATTTTACCCCATCTCACCACGCAAGACAACGCTTGAGGTTACGGCACCACCTATTGAATCGCTGGCAGACGTAAACATTGCTCATTACCAGAATAGCGCAGACCTTGAGAACGGCGCTCATATCGCTGGGCAGCCAACTCCTTACGCCACAGGTTTGCAGGACGACGAATCAGGCCCGATATATATAGGCAGTTCGACATTCCTAACGTTCTCCAATGAGAATACCAAAGTCGGCTTCCTGCAATGCGGATCAGAGGGTTTTGCCACGCTCGAAAAGCTGATGGACCGCAAGGAACAGCAAATGGCCGCGCTTGGTGCCAGAATGCTTGCACCTGAGAAGAAAGACGCCGAAGCAGCCCAGACACATGAGATTAAACGCGGTGGTGAAAGCAGCATCCTGTCATCGACCTGTGGAGTGATTGAGCGTCAGATTGAAAAGGCATTACGTTTTGCAGCAGAGTGGCAGGGCATCACAGGTGAAATATCCGTGGAGCTTAACCGTGATTTCTTCCCGCCGAGCTTCACAGGGTCAGACCTTACCGCATGGGTAGCAGCACGTCAGGCAGGAGAGATTTCCAAAGAAACGCTGTTCAATGTTCTTAAGTACAGCGAATGGCTACCGGATGAACGGACGTTCGAGGAAGAACAGGACGCTATCGCAGCAGATGGGCCAACTTTAGGCGAACTGACAGACAAACCTTAGCCATTGACTCAGCTTAGGTTCTTCAATCGTTCTTTGATGAATCGTCTGATTAATCCTTTATATTCTTCCCAATCTATTCCAGCTTCTAGGTCTTGGGTGTAATCCGCGAATGTCTCCTGGTTGTCTTTTGTCAGTTCTCTGAAAGTAACAACAAGCTTTTGATCTATAACATCAGGATTAATGACAATTTTGACTATAAGACCGGGATCAACCTTATTTTCAACTCCAGCAATAATGCCATATTTGGTGTCATTAGCGGCTTTAAAAAGATGCATCGGGGCATATGGACGCCAGTCGCCTCCCATAGACGCAGCAATAGAATTAGCGACATCACGGGTTTGATCCGTTAATAAACCGACTATCCCAGTTACCATTTTCTCTGTTTGATATTCCACTCGTTGTTCTATTCCTTTTCTAATTTCTTCTAGTTCCTCATCACCGGTATCCATCATATTTGTTTTTAAAATGAAGTTTTGAAGCTCGTTTATATTTACAACACTCAAATCGATTGCCGCCTGAACCCTGGCTAGAACTTCTGCTTTTTTTGGCTCTTTATTTAGCATCATTTCTGTACGTTGCTCCAGTTCCTTTCTATCTTGGCAACTATCTAGGAGGGTCTTTATGATCGGCACTCCCTCATAAACTTTTGCGCTTTTTCTCAGATTGCATTGAGGGTGCAACACGGTCCAATTCTCATAATCGTTTATATTGAATTCAGCCGGAAGACCATAGGTTTTAAAGATGTGATCTCGCTCTTCGGGTCTATTTAAAAGTTCTTCGGGCAAAACATGGTCAACGTGAAAACTGCTGACATCAACCCGCTCTTTGCACCATTGGCAAATTCCGTCAAAAGCTTTGTAAACTGCATATCGCTGATTGTTTTTGAAAGGATATTTAGACATACTTCAAAAATACATTTTTCTTGACTAAAAATTTCGAGGGTTCATACTGGTCTTGTCCCGTAGACCTATGGCTAAGCTAATAAGGGAAAGGGGTACGTAGTGTGGGAATGTTATAAAATACCATTCGAGAACAGCGCACTAGCGGCCAGAGCCGCTGCAAATATGCGCCGCCCAAAGAGCAAGAAGCTTAAATTACGTGCTTATAGATGTCCGATGTGTGGCAAGTTTCATATCACGTCACAGGAGCAGGACCCGAAACGGGCGAAGAAGCTAAAGCAGAAATAGTTATTTCTTGTCTGGGTTTACTTTAGGAGGGGTTGCGGGTTGGGTTGCTGCAGGTTGTGGACGTGGTCTTACTAATCTGTCAGATGTAAGGCCTTTTTCTATCCATTCCTTGCCTGATCCGCCTTTTTTGTGACCGTCTTTATCTTCGTATTGCTTGCTCATCTGAAATGCGTTTATAGAGCAATATACGACTAATGCAGCAATTCCCAAAATCATGGAATTGACAGTCCTGTCGTTTATCTTATCCATTTTTACATTGTCTGCATCTATATGGGCCTGTATTATCTTTTCATCAACTTCATCGTCTAGCTCCCTTGTTCTATTTCTTGAGTTCCTGGCTGCGGTCCTGTGAGAAAGAAGATTGATCATTAAGCTAATGGTCAGGAATACCCATCCAATGATTAAGGCCGGAATGCCCATAGCGTTTTTCAAGGGCGCGATCTTCTCTATAAAGGTCATTGACAGGACCAAAGTACCAGACGTGATATAAACTAGATTCTTCTCAAAGTGTTGCTCACTGGCATCTTTTATTTTCGTTAGTAACTCCCTGTTCTTGAGGTACAAATCATAGTCCTCCTGTTCTTTTTCTGTCATGCATAAATATAGCAAGTTTCACTTGACTTGTGAGAGCAGATGTTGATACTAGTCATGTGGCGGCAGGATTGATCCCCTCTCGTCCGACCTACAGCGGAGCCGTCATTCCAGTATCTGTAGGAGAAACTGTAGGAATAAAATGCCAGACATAACGTGTCCACATTGCAAACAAGTCCAGATGGATAACCACAATGGCGGTGATCCAGGGGAATGGTGGAATGACGAATATATTCCAGATGGTGATTGCGAACATGATTGCGATAGTTGCGGCAAGGAATTTATTGTCCGTGTTAGCTGGTCACCTTCCTTTGAAGGTATAACAACCGAAGAGGCGATGGATGACTAAATACTGCCCCAACTGCGGCCATGTCGGCAAGGCGACTTACAACGGATCACTTCTTATAACGCTGATCCTGCTGTGCTTCTATATCCTGCCTGGACTGGTTTACGAGATATGGCGCTGTAGTAAAGGGCGGGTAAAGTGTCCGTCATGCGGCCAGTCTGCTATGATTCCTGCTGATAGTCCTATGGCGAAGTTGCATATAAAAGCGAGCAATGGAGACTAGAATGACGGAACCAAGTCAAGACTGGATTGATGACTGCAACAAATATTGGGGTAAGGTTTTAACTGGAAGTAAAGCCCATTGGTGTTATGATTGGGACGAACTCCCCATTGATGATACCTGTTTTGAAATGCAATTTTGCAGTTGCGAGTTTAACTAATTGACCGTAAACGAACGCATCCTTGAAGCCCAAATCAAGCACTCCATTTTCCTTGAGAGATACAAGGGCGGGGTGCTTAAGAAGATCATCGGGCTTTTAAACGAAACGGAAGCTGACCTGATCGAGCTTATAGCTGCACGACTGGCAACAATTGAGGGCCGTGGGTTCGATCTATCGGCCGCGGAGACAAAGCGTTTGAACAATTTGTTATCTGACATTGTAGCTAAGCGGGATGAAATCTATTCCACACTGGAGACGCGCCTATCCGATGAGATGAATGATTTCAGCGAGTATGAAGCTGATTTTCAGATTAAGCTTGCAAATAACGCAGGCGTACAGGCTTCATTCGCCATGCCGAGCAATGCCCAGCTTAAGGCGATTGTGACCAGCCAGCCATTCAGGGGGCGATTACTCAAGGACTGGGCAAAGGGCATAGGGCAGGAAGAAGTAAAGCGGGTACAGGACGCAATCCGTATCGGTATGGCCGAGAACCAGACGACCGACCAGATCATCCGGCGCATACGGGGATCGAAGAAGAACCGATACCAGGATGGTATTCTTGAAATAACCCGCAGGGATGCTGAGGCGGTAACACGCACAGCCATAAGTCATGTTGCTAATCGGGCAAGGGCAGAGGTGTATAACGCAAATGCTGGTATCGTCCATAAGGTTCAGTATGTCGCAACCCTCGACAGCCGGACCACGCTTATATGCGCCAGCCGTGATGGAAAGGTTTACGATCTGGGCAAAGAGCCAAATCTGCCAGCACATTTCCGTTGCCGTTCCGTTATCGTTGCGTACTTTGAAGGTGACGAGCGAGGCAATAGAGCCAGCGTAAACGGCTCAGTACCCGCAAGTACCTCATTCAGTGATTTCCTGAAAAAGCAGGGCAATGAATTTCAGGAGGACGTGTTAGGTGTCGAACGTGCAAAGCTGTTCCGCTCCGGCACGCCACTTGAGAAGTTCGTTGACAAATCCGGCAGAACCTATACGCTTAAAGAGCTGAAACAACGCGAAACCTAACCCGAAGGAAACCTAATGAAACTCAAATCAGTCCTCGAAAACCTTGACGGTATCGAAGAATCCCTGAAAGCCGCCTACACTGAAAAAGAGGGCAAATTCTATCTGAACGTCGAAGGGTATAATCCAAAAGAGGTTGAGACCTTACGCACAACCATCGCTCGTGTTAAGGACGAGAAGAAAGAAGCCCTGGCCCGTATTGCCGAACTGGAAGACAAGTTTGGCTCCCTGCCGGACGACTTCGATATTGACCAGTACATTGCCGGTAAGGACGTGAACGGTGACGTTGAGAAGAAGCTCAAAGACCAGAAAGACCGTTTGGAAGCAGTACACCAGAAAGCAATGGATAAAGTTACCGGTGAGCGTGACGTACTAAAGGGACGACTGGACAAGGTTGTTGTTGATAACGCCCTGAATGCTGCAATTGCAGAGGCGGGAGTAGCCGCCCCTTTTGCCCCAGCAGTTCGCGCTATGTTCAAAGACAAGGTAAAGGTTGAATACGAGGGTGAGGAAGTTATTGCTACTCTGGACAATATGCCTGTCATTGAGCAGCTAAAGACATGGGCAGGTACAGACCAGGGCAAGCACTACATTGCAGCCCCTGCCAATGGCGGTGGCGGTTCTGGTGGCAATGGCGGAGGCGGCGGAAATACCGTTGACAATCCTTTTGCTGAAAAGACGTGGAACTTGACCAAACAGCTTCAGCTACAAAAAGACGACCCAGCCAAATACGAAACCTTGAAAAAGGCAGCAGGAAAATAGTTAAGAAGCCTCTGAAATGGGGCTTTTTTTATGACCGAAGTTCTGTTATACTTCACTTATCCTTCGAGGCTGTGCCTTGATAAGCTTGAGACTGTGTCTCGCCTCGGAAGGCTGTGCCTTCAAAAAACCCCTCATTACATTTTTTGGAGTCACTATGACCATTCTTAAACTTGCCGATATGCTTATTCCTGGCAGTTCTGGTGCGCGTGAAGTTGCTGGCATGATCCAACGCCGCACGTTGCAGAAGTCTGCCCTTTTCCGTAGCGGTATCATTGCCAGAGCAAACGATGCTGCCGTTGCTTCAACCCTTGCCCTTGAAAAAGGCGGATATTTCACAAGCGTTGACTTCCGCAATCCCCTGTCTGGCGCTGAACAGATTATGAACGATACCAAAGACTTGGTTATCAATAAAATCTCGTATGGTCGCCAGTTCGCTGCTGTATATGAACGCGCCAACTCATGGGGTGTTACTGATCTCGGCGTTGACCTTTCTGGTGATGATCCAATGGCTGACATTGTTGACCAGCTTTCGGATTATTGGGCCGAGCGTTATCAGATTCAGCTTATTAATATTCTAAATGGTGCAATGCCAGCCGTTGAGGCAAACCTCACCGATATTTCGGAAGAAGTTGGGGAAGCTGGCATTATCAGTGCCAATAACTTCATTACCGCATCTCGTAAACTGGGCGACCGCTCCGGTAAGCTAACAGCGGTTTCCATGCACAGTGCCGTTATGACCCTTCTGATCCAGCAAAACCTTATCATTTATCTTCCAGCAGCCGATCAGGGCGACCCAATCCCGACCTATCAGGGTAAAACCGTTATTGAAGACGATGGTATGCCATTTGACCCAGTAACAGGTATTGCGACTATGTATCTGTATGGCCGTGGCGCTATCTCTTTCCAAGAAGGTACCCCAAAGACACCGCTGGAGACAGACCGCGCTTCCCTTACAAATGGCGGTCAGGAGTGGATCGTCAACCGGAAGAAGTACATCATGCACCCTAACGGCATTAGCTGGAATATTGATGCTGATCTGGTTGATCCAACGCCAAACAACGCCGAACTGGCTGATCCTGATAACTGGGAAATGGTTTACGATCCTAAAGAAATCGGTATCGCTCAATTCACTTTCCGAGTTGAATAATTAACCTAGGGGGCTGGGAAACTGGTCTTCTTTCCCTTTAAGGAGAATTAACGATGACTGCCAAACCAAAAGCCAAAAAAGCTACCGCACCAAAAGCAAATCAGAAAGAGAAACAGGTTAAGGTCTATGAGCCACACGCTGGCTTCAATGATGATCCTGCCGACTCTCAAGCTGATATGGACCCCAGCCAGAAGGAAGCCGCAACCCTTGCTGACGGCAAGAAACAAACCCATGCAAACGTCCGTAAAACAGCTACTCGTGCTGATGGTCCTGATACCACTGGTGTCAAGGTAGCCGACTAACATGTTTATTGCCTCGGATGGTGTGAATTACGAGATAGCAAATTCCTACGTCGATCTGGAATATGCTGATGCGTACCATGCTGTCCGAGGCAATTCTTTATGGACCGGAACAGACGAGCAGAAACAGGCGGCTTTAATAAAGGCCACAGATTATATCGAACAGGTTTACGGGCAGCGTTTTATAGCTTTCGGATATTCCGATAGCTTGCTTGCGTGGCCTCGATACGACCTAATGACCTACGAGAACCTAGGTATCCCTGAAAACCTGAAAAAAGCCGTAAGTGAATTAGCCCTTGAGGCATTAAGCAACGACCTTAACCCAGTGATTAATCCTGTAGCCGCGGTAAAACGCGAGAAGGTCGATGTTTTAGAAACGGAATACTTTGAAGCGAAAGCTGACAAGCCGCTAAGGCCTGCCGTTATCGGTTACCTTCTGCCATTACTGAGCGGAACATCATTTAACCGTAAAGTGGTGCGGGTATGACGACATACGGGAATTTCATCATTCTTGCCGAGCGCCTGATCCGTGAAAAGGGTCGCGACATTACATTGATTAACCGCCAGATAGGCGGGTACGATCCGATTACAAACACGATTAACGATGGGTTCGATACGACCAGAACCGTGAAGGCCGTATTCACGGAATACAGTGCAAAAGAGATCGACGGCCAGATTATCCAACGCGGCGACAAGCGTTGCCTTATTGCAGGGGAAGTATCTGCTTCTGAAATAGTTCAGGACGGTGATAGCCAATATACCATTGTAAACATCGAGCAGGTGATGCCTGGGGAGGAATTGATTTTAAGCAAGGTTCAGGTGAGACGATGAGTACCGAAACCGACATTGCAAAAGTCATGAATATGCTTGAAAAGGTTCAGGCTGATCGTGTGCGCTCGACTGCAATAAAGTTTATGGGTCATGTCACAAAGGAAACCCCTGTTGATACAGGCCGTGCCCGTGCAAACTGGAATATGTCGGCTGATGCGCCGGACTTCACAACTACAGAAAACACGGCCATACCTGATGTGACTACCGCTCCAGAAGGTAAAGCCTTATATGTCACCAATGGCCTTCCGTACATCGTAAAACTTAATGAAGGCTCCAGCCAGCAATCGCCAGCCGGATTCGTTGAAAGATCAATTAAGCTTGCCGTGAACAACGCAAAGCGCGGTGGCAAATGAATTACCATGACGCTGTAGCCGAGATTAAGAAATACTTCGCAGAGCAATGGGATAACCTGACGGGCGTTGCCTATGATGATTTTCCATTTACCACACCCGACAACACGCCTTGGGTGCGCCTGAATATCCGACATGAAGATGGTTATCAGGCTTCGGTAGGATCGCCACAATCGAATAAGTTTCGCCGTGATGGACTGGTCACTGTTCAGATATTCACGCCGAAAGGGCAGGCACAGATTACGGCGTTACAAACAGCCGATGCCGTGGTAAATATATTTGAGGCAAAGCCGCGAATATCTGGTATCATGTTTAACAATGTGCGGGTCAATGAAATCGGTGACGATGGCTTTGGCTGGTATCAGATAAATGTTAAAGCAGATTTTAGTTACGACACCATCGCATAAGGAGTTAAACGATGACCGACAGTTCCCAAACGCAGATCGCTTACGTCAAAGAAACGACTTATGGCGTAACACCAACAGCCCCAGCTTTCAAGAAATTCCGCACCACGGCCATTCCAAGCCTTACGCCGCAAAACGCTTTTATCAGTAGCGATGAAATCCGTTCGGATCGCAACATTCCTTCTGTAGTTGCTTCGGGTCAGTCAGCTTCTTTTGAATTGCCAATCGAGTTTTCCTATGGCTCATTCGATGACATGCTACAGGCTTTCATGTGCAGCACATGGTCCAGTGACGTGCTTAAGAACGGGACAGCTTTAACGTCCTTTACCTTTGAAAACAAATTCGTCACCAATTCTGGTTTACGATATCAGCGTATCCTTGGCGCAGTTGTAAATACCTTCAGCTTGAGCGCTTCTGCAAACGGTAAAGCGGAAGGCAGCTTTGGATTGATGGGTAGACAAGGCACGGCGGCAAATGCTGCAATCGCCAGTTCCACTTATGCTGAGGCGGAAACAACCGACTTCTTTCGCGCAACAGATGATCTTACAATCACCCTTGGTGGTGGCATTGGTTCCGTTCCTGTAATGAGCATTTCCCTTACAGGAACGAATAACAACCGTATGCGGAACGTTGTTGGTTCCAAATACACTGACGGTATCGGCTTGGGGCAATTCGTCATGAGCGGTTCAATCTCGACATACTTCAATGACAGCGCCCTGTATGATGCTTATTTGGACGGAGTAGAGAACGGCACATATTACGAGCTTACAGTGCTGTTTGATGATGGTGCTGCCGGTCAGTACGAAATCTATTTACCTCGTGTGAAGCTGTCCAACGGCTCAGTACCAGGCGGTGGGAATAATGCTGATGTAATGGCAAACTTCGACTTTACAGCCGTATTCGATCCTGATACTGGCTGTGCGATGCAAATTACGAGAACCCCAGTAACCCCTTAACCGAATGGCTACCCGATAGCCTCTTATGGCGTCCACGGATCGGGTCTGTGGATGCCACCCTTAACCCGAAAGGTAATACATGACACGAAGAACAATCCCATCCAGCCAAAAGGCCGCACAGGATTTACTCGGCCAGTTTGTAAAAGGACTGCGTGATAAGTTCGAGACAGATACAGAACTTGAAACCAGCAAAGGCGTTGCTGTTGAGATTGACGGGATTGGCACATTCACAATTCTACGCGCTCATGCCCGTAACCAGAAATTTATTAAAGCATATCGTGATAAGGTATCTCCATATCTTGAAAGTTCGGAAGCAAAGAACAAGAAAGAGGACGAAGCCGATAAAAAGCTGGAAGAACTTAACCGTGAAATCTTTGTCGAAACAGTCATTATTGGTTTGAAGAATGTTGATGGGCAGGTTATCCCTTATGACGATGATGCTAAATCTGCGGTTAAAGAACTGCTTGCCGTTACGCCTGACCTTTACACGCTATTGCAGAACGAAGCCATGACAGCTTCCAACTTCCGCAAACGCTATGAGGCAGAGGAAAAAAACTAGCCAGCGTCCTTGAGTGGAATATAAAATGGGGCGACAAAATAGAGTTTTTTGAGGGTCTAAGACGAAAAGGACAGAAAGTCCCCGCTCTCGAAAACCGCCCTGTTCTTATGGCGCACTTGGGCTTTTATATGGACGCTTTCAATTCGTTACGGTATGATAGGCAAATAGGAATGGCGGCAGGCCCGATACCGTGGTCATCCCTAGACAGATATGCACAGCGTTATGACGTTGGTGACTTCGATGTTTTTGAAAGTCACATACGAGCGTTGGAAACTGTGCTTATAAAACACGAAGAAAAGCGGGCGAGCCAAAATGGTTGATTTAGGTATTAGCGTTGGTTTTATACCAGATGATAGCGGTGCCAGAGTAATCAAGCGCTCCCTTGATGATATGAACTCGGCAGGCAGAAACGCCTCTAATGAAAACAAACGCCTCGAACAACAGATAAGATCAACTACAAACGCTGCTCATAGCTTGGGTAATGCGTTTAAGACGATGTTCGCCGCTTATGGTGTTAGAGAAATTATAAACATGGCTGATCAATATACGGTCATGGAATCCCGTATCCGTAGCATTGTCAAAACAACGCAGGAAACCACACGCGTTACGGCTGAATTGCGCAAAATATCTGCCGCAACAGGCAGCGAGATGGAAACCAGTCTTTCCATTATGCAACGGCTGTCTTTTGTGCGCGAAGAGATTAAGGCTACAAATAATGATATGCTGGCGTTTACCGAGACCGTCACTAAATTGGGCGTAACCTCTGGTGCCTTGCCAGAAGCAATGAAAGCGGGTCTTACCCAGTTAGGACAGGCGCTATCCAGCCAGTACACACGAGCCGAAGAATTTAACTCCATTATGGAGAACATTCCAGCCGTAGGTAAGGCGATTGCCGATGAGTTGAATGTTACCACAGGACAAATGCGCCTGCTTGTTGTAGAGGGAAAGCTTCTTTCAAGTGACGTGTTCGCTGCTATTTTAAACCAGACCGAAAAGGTGCGCCTTGAATTTGAGGAATTTCCTAAAACGGCTTCACAGGGTGCGAAACAGTTAGCCAACAGTTTCCAGCTTATTATTGCCCAGGCAAATGCGGCCACAGGTGCGACTAACGGAATAGGCATGGCCCTGCGTGGAGTGGGTGAGGGAGCAAAAGCTATTTATGACGGCCTGGGAACCGTGTTTGATTTCCTTGTAGCGGGAATTCAGGAAGGCGTAAACCTGATTTCCAAAGCTATAAACAAACTTATTGAGGGAATTAATCTCGCAAAGCAGATCGTACCTTTTGCAGATAAAACGCCGATTGGCTTGATTAATACCGTAGACGCCGGAAGTATTTTATTAGCCGCAAATGCAGGTAGAAAAGAGCGTGAGAAAGCGTTGTTCGGTGACGACTTCGCCTCGGCAATTACGCCTGATCAAAGGAAAATATCTCAGGACTACGCGAAGATTGCAGCCGGACTAAATGTGGACAAAGAAGCTAAGAAAGCCGCCGATAAAGCAGCGCGTGAAGCACTACAGGAACAAAAGCGCCTTGAGAATGAACTGGAAAGTGCCATAAATGGATCACGAACGGCACAGGAAAAGCTTAACGATGAGATTAAACATCTTGAGAGCTTAAAGGGCGTTGCCAAAACTGACGAACAGGTTGAATTGCTTAATCGCGGTATTCGTAACACGCAGGCAGAGATCGACAAGCTTGCCTTGAAAGCCGAACTGGATAGCCCACTTGCGAAAGGATTTGCTGCGATTGCTGATGAAGTGCAGGACGGCTTCAAGGATGCTTTCAAAGGTGCGTTCGATGGTGGAGGAAGCCTGTTCAAGAAGTTTGCAGACGGTATCAAGGCGACGTTCAAAAGCCTGTTACTTGACCTTGCATATCAGGCGGCGGTAAGGCCGATTGTCGTGTCAGTATTAGGTGGGATCGGTGGTGCGGCTGGTATTTCCTCTAGTGCATTAGCCAGCGTTCTTGGCACTACAGGGTCGGGAACATCAGGCGGAGGTATCGGTTCATTATTTAGCACGGGATCAAGTTTGCTTTCTGCCGGTAAAGCTTTTTTATCGGGTGGCAGTATTACGAATGGCCTAGCTGGACTAGGTGTCAAAGCAAGTAATTTCCTTGGCGGTAGTTTCGGAACAAGCACTAATGTCGGAAACTTTATTTCCAATGCGGGAACGTTCGGAAATATCGCGGGCGGCTTTGCTGGGGGACTAGGGGCTAATCTTTTAGGCCTTGGCAATAAGAACGGGTATGTTAATGCCGCCACAGGAACAATAGGTGGATTAATAGGCTCCATCGGTGGCCCTTTAGGTTCGGCTGCGGGATCGTTTATCGGTACAGCACTCGGTGGTTTATTCGGAGGCAAAGCGCCATCAAACAAAGAACAGGCTGGTGTAATCAATCTTGCAAATATGGGTCGAGTAATAGGCGGTCAGACTGGTAAGAAATATTCAGCTGAAAACGCGAATTACGTTGACGCTATCCTTGACAACATTCAAACGGTTTTAAAGGCCGTACAAGGCGCGGGCGGTAAAGCGAAGGGTTCCATTGAAGTCGCTGTCGGGAACCGAGATGGACTTAAATTCAACGGAAAAAACTACGGGTATAATCAGTCGGCTTTCAACGAAGCTATCCTGAAAACACTCACCAAAAGTATTAGCGGCCTGGATAGCACCTTTACCACAATATTGAAAAAGGTTGGCGTGGCTAACGGGGGCAATCTTGCTTCCGCCTTTGAGTTCGGTCAGCAGTATAATGACACGTTAAATCCAATGACCCCCGCTAAGATGTTAGCAGATTCGATTAAATTACTAGACGACAACATGTCGAACCTTGTTAAGACCGCCACAGCATTGGGTCTTCCAACAGAAGAATACACTAAAGCCCTGCAAAAACAAAGGGACGTAGCGGTTGGCGCGATGAAAGCGCAGACAGCCGGATTTGCCTCACTTGAGGAAATGACGAGAACATTCGACAGCTTCTTTAACAGTCAGGCGCTAGGTGAAAACTCGAGCCTTAACCCTACTGAAAAGCTCGGCGTTGCACAAAACAGCTTTGGCGATCTCCTAAAAAAGGCGCAGGGCGGTGATTTAACGGTAACGCAGGATCTTCTTTCTTCTGCAAACACGCTTTTAGGTGTAGGGCGTGATGTATATGCGTCAGGGGCCAACTTCTCTGGTCTGGAGAGCTTTGTTAAATCGTCTGTATCAGGCGTGGCAAATCAGGCTGGATACACAGGTCAGAACGTGTCCTATAGCATCGTCAGTACAAACCAGATCGTTTCCAATAACATCGTTGAGATGAATGCAAAGATCACGGCCTTAACAGCGGAAATATTCCGTTTATCTAACAAGCTGGCGGCAGCATGACCTTTGCAGTTGGATTTTACGCGCTAGGAGACTTTGATACCCGCATTTACGTTGGTACGCATGATCCGTTTGCAGCCCTCGCAAATACGCCTGATATCCAGTTGCAGTATCTTGTAGAGCTTTATCCATTCAGTGAGACACGCACAGGGAAACTTGTTACCGCGGCTATCTTTCCAGGCGTTTTGGCGTTGGGGGATTATGTTCTGCCTTATTCTGGCGGTGAAGTGAAGGAGCGGCTTTCAGATAAAGGCTTTATCTCCAAACCAACCGATAGCGATCCAAACCGTATCTTCCTTGGACGCGTAAATAACCCCTTGCAGTTTGACAGCAACATCCTTTCGGGTGACGGTTTTAGCGGCGGAAGCCAGTCTTTCGGTGGCATTGAGATTGTAAATGCCGATGGCGAATTTGACAGGTTTTATGATTATCACTGGTCAGGTCGCAGGGTAGTAGTGAAAGCGGGATCAGATGACTTTGAATATGACGACTTTGCAGCAATTCTTGACGGGTCTATTGATAACATTGAGGGCGATGACGCAAGGCTTGTTCTTACGATAAGAGACAATCGGTCAAAGGTTGAAAAGCCGATCCGATCTGGTGTTTACGGCGGGTCAGGTCTCAAGGATGGTATGATCGAGATTAAAGGACAGCAAAAGCCGCTATGTTTTGGGGTGGTCAGAAACGCGCCTCCAGTGCTTATTGATTATGCTACACAGCTTTACCAGATACATGACGGTGCTATAGCTTCAGTTGAAAACGTTTATGATCGTGGGATCACGCTTGACTACGCAGGAGATGTCGCAGACATTACAACGGCAACCCCTGGAGCCAGCCAGTACGCTACGCAATTATCAGGCGGATATATAAAGCTTGGCTCAACTCCAGCAGGGCAGGTGACGTGTGATTTACACGGTGAAGGTTCGAGTTCCAGCGCCGATCTCGCCTTACGCATCCTGAAAACCAAAATGGGGGTTTATTCGCTTTCGTCCAGTGACATAGACGAAGGATCATTTGCCCGTCTTACACTTATTTTGACTGGCGATGCAGGGATTTTCATTGATGCTGAAATGACTGGCGCAGATGTTCTTGACCTTCTGTTCAATAACTCGGCGGCTTACTGGAGCTTTACCCGTCAAGGCATGTTATTCGCTGGGGCAGTTTTATCACCTGGAGGCGCAACAGCCGATGTTCAGAACATTGACATTGCAGGGCTGAAAGCACAGCAGACAATTACCCCGACATGGCGCATCAAAGTCGGATATTCCCCTTCCACAGCTGTTCAGAGTGTTGACGATCTGGCAGGCGGCGCAACAGCCGATGTTCAGAACTTCGTGACAGAAGAATACCGTTACCTGACCTATGAAAACGAAACGGTAAGGTTAAAAAACAACGTAGCGTCCGAGAGGGTCTTTAATACAAATCTCGCAGATGAAGCGGATGCACAGGTTTTACTTGACCGTCTGGCGGCAATCTACAGCGTCAAAAGGATGGTGTTTCAGGTAACGGTTTATAAAACCCTCTATCGCTATTTTATCGGGGATATGGTACGGTTAAAATATGATCGGTATGGACTGGAAAACGGCAGGAACTTTATGATTGTCGGTGTGTCCGATAACGCCGCTACGGGTCAAACCGTCTTTAGTTTGTGGGGATAAAATGGAACGCATGCTATTAGCCACAGGCACCCTATCGGACGCAGCAATCATCACTGGCCCCACAGGCGCGGGTGATCTCACAATTGATAATCTAAAAAGACAATCCTTGCAGGAACCGTATAGAATAATCGGTAATTCCGCTGTTATTGACATTGATCTATTAAACGCAGTACCTGTAAACGTAATTGCCTTAATAGGTCATAACGGATCGGCGGGCGGAACGGTTCAAGTAACGGCCTCAAACACATTCGGAGGTTACGCTTATAATAGCGGTGTTCTGCCGTTTGTAACGGGGCCGAAGCAGTTTGATAAAAGTTTGTTTTTCTTGTTTACAGACCAGACATTCCGATACTGGCGTATTACAATCACAGACAATCAGGATTATATCGAAATCGGTCGCCTTTACATCTCAAATGCTTTCCAGCCCTCATATAACATGATTTGGGGATTTCAGCAGGGCTTTACCGATGCTTCGCAGGAATATGAGACAATAAGCGGTGATAGCATTTCGCTAAAACGTAAGAAAAAGCGGTTCGCTGAATTATCATTGGAAGATTTAAGCGAGGATGAGGTCTTTGCGGAATTATATCCGTTAGACAAAATGATCGGCACAAGTGGAGACGTATTATTCATTCCAAAACCAGATGAAATTACACACTTACAATTCAATGCAATTTATGGCAAAATAGAAGCATTGCAGCCGAATGCGTTGACGGCTTACAACAGATTTAGCCGACAGTTCCGAATTAAGGAGTTACTGCCATGACGATTAAAGTATTAGACAGGGCTTTCGAGACAACTACAACTACCGGAACGGGAGTAATCACGCTTGCGGGTGCGCAACAGGGTTTTGTATCTTTTGCCACGGCTGGTAACGGCGCAAAAGTGCTTTATCAGATTAATGATGGTGATACCACGGGGCTTGTTCAAAACTGGGAAATCGGTATAGGAACGGTAACAACAGGCACACCAAATACCCTTACGCGTTCAACCGTTTTAAAATCAAGCAATAATAACTCACCTGTAAACTTTGGTTCAGGTGTCAAAAATATCATTGGTTCTATAGCTGGACTAACCTTAGCTACACGCGATGAAAACCTGAATTTTGTTGAGGGATTTGGAATTGGGGGTGGTACGGCAAATGCTCACACTGTTACCGTGCCAGTTACGCCATTGGGTTATTCCGACGGGATGGAGATTAATTATTTCGCAACAGTAGCTAATACTGGAGCAATGACCATAAACGTGAATGGCCTGGGCGTTAAATCGGCGAAGCTAAGCGGTGCAGACGTTCCCGCTGGATATATCGGTGTTGGGTCACTTGTTTCTGGACGGTATCGCACGTCCTCAGGCTTTATCGAGTTAAGCGGTGGAGCTACCATTGGTCAGGGCGCAAAGGCAGATAGTGCAATACAACCAGCGACGGGCCAGATACTGCGACGGGTAGTGATAGAGGATGCAACGGTTGCTGGCGCTGGAACGGCTATGGCAATTAGCTCCGCCCCCTCAAATACCGCTGGAGATTTACTTATTACATTGAACGTTCCTGCTAGAACACGGGCTGGTAGCAAAATGTATCTAGAGATGTCCATGTTTTGTGGCAATGCCGTCACAGGTGCGGCAGGTGTTGGGGCGGTAGTCGCGTTTTTTTTAAACTCGACAGCAACGGCTTTTGCCATGGCAGTAGAGTATAACAGCTTCACCAACGGATCAGGGTCAGTTTATCTGATTAAAAAAATGGAAGTTCCAATTGTGAGTGATACCGGAAACACCGTTCCTGTAAGGGTTGGCAGAAATGGCGGTGCATCATGGTATATAAATCGGACATTTTCTGATGCGGTTATCTTTGGTGCCAAAACAGTATTCACATTTACGGAGGTGGCGGCATGAGGTGGTTTGCTGACATGACGGGTCAATTCATTCTTGGCTCGGAAGATAATATGCCAGAAGGTGACGAAGGTATTGACTGGCAGGAGACAACGGTTCCGCTTGGTGGTGATGTTTTGTGGGATGGCATCCAGTGGGTCGAATTACCCCAACAGGAAACACCAGAACCGACGCCTATTAACGTAATCCCCTATATCGGCACCAACACGACCATGAAGAAAAAGAAATGGGAAATCGTGATGACCGATAATGGCGTGGGATTCAGGGAGAAGCCATGACAGCTAAACTAGAGGCCACAACGGAAAAGAACACAAACGACATCCAGGCGCTTGCCTTACAGGTAACCCGTGTCGTAACTATTGTTGAGAACTCAGAAAAGCGCCACGAAGGTGACGTAAATATGTGGCGTGAGGCCATAGCGGGAATAAGCAAACTAAATGAGAGTGTATCGAAAACGCTCTTACTGGAGAAAGACGTTGCAGCAGCAAAAGAGACGATGGCAGAATTAAAAAGCGACATTCGGGTGGTACGTCATGATGTAGGCAACCTTCAAAATGCACAGAATGCAATCCCCATACATCAGGCGGCAATTGCGAAACTTGAGGCAAAGATAATTGCTCTGGAAGTCATACGGGATAAGATTTCAGGCGGTGCTATGGCCCTTGGATTTGGGAGTAAGGTTCTCTGGACTGTGTTTGGTGGTGCCATCATTGCTTTAGGCGGCTACCTGATTGATACCTATATGGACCGAAACGTTACGACTATATCCGCACCTTCACAAATTGAGATAACTGCTCCGGTGGAAAATGACAACCCGCAATAGCTTTTCGACTACTAGCAAGGTCGCTGGAGGATTAATCGGCGCGGCAATGCTTATAGCCGTTCCCTTCATTGTGGAGAAAGAGGGCGAGAGCCTTAAGGCTTATCGTGATGTGGCTGGCGTATGGACTATATGCCATGGCGAAACGCTTGGCGTGAAAAAGGGTGACGTAAAGACCAAAGAAGCCTGCCGACAAATGACCCAGACGAGAACGGGACAGTTTATGGCTAACGTTGCAAAGGAAATCAAAGTGACCGTATCACCGGAAACCCTCGCGGCGCATACAAGCTTTGCGTATAATATCGGGGTAAACGGCTATCGCACATCACAGGCGCTTAAGCTCACAAATCAGAATAAAGTACGGTCCGGTTGCGCTGCAATGATGAACTGGTATACCGCGGGCGGAAAAGACTGTCGCGTTAAAGCAAATAATTGCTATGGTCTGATCACGCGCCGTATGTCAGAGCGTGATCTGTGTTTGAAAGGCTTGTCAAATGGGGGCTTATAAATGGGATGCAATATTTATTGGTGTTGTCGTAGCCGTGCTGGGCGCGTTTGGGTTCGGGTATGGCTGGGCTAATAAAAGCTGTGAGATCGAGAAGAAGGATGATAAGATCAAGGTAATTGAAAAGGTCATAACCATTAGGGAAAAGCAGAATGAGATACGCAATAATCGTCCTAATGCCTCTGGTGTTGCTAAACGCTTGCGCGCGGGAACGTTTTGATTACCTGACGGTGGACGTTGTTAATTACGACCAAAAGACTATGGACAAAGCGGCCACTGAAATTGAAGGTGGGTCATGCCCTGTCCTAAGTGACGTTTTTATGCCTGACTACAGCGTTATGCGAGACCAGGCCAGAGCCGCGAAGTGAAATACATACCCAGTAAGATATTCTTTGCCGAGCCGCGCTGGAAAGCCTTGCGACAACGTGCGCTGCAATACTGGGGCAGAAAGTGCATGAAGGGCGGTAACTGTGCCGGACCTATTCAGGTGGACCATGTTTTGAGCCGTAGTACCCGTCCAGATTTGCAGTGGTCGTTTAATAATCTCCAGCCGCTATGCTACCGACATAATCATGAAAAGGGACGCAAGGGCAAGCGGGATTACAGGCCGTTACTTAAACGCTGGAAATTCCGATTGCTTGGATATTAGTTTTTAGTTTGAATCCTAGAAATCAATTACTTAACTTTAATGTAATCATAAAGGCCATGAGTTATAACAGTAATTTCGAAAGAGGAAAAGACGGTCGGTCTAAAGTTCGTAATGTAAATGATGGAGTTGGAGGGCTTACATCGGACCTTGGTTATATAGCTGGACAGCAAGCTCGGGAGAGGGAACAACGGCAAAGACAACAGGAAAGTGATACCAGACGGGACTGGGAAGAAACAGCCTTCCGTAGCAACCTTGAACATGAAAGATATATGGCGGGAGCTGGATATATCAAGAAGTGGGGTAAATGGTATGATCCGGTAACTGGTGAGCTAGTCTTTAAAAAGCCAGTAGTTGCACCACTTCCGGAACCCCTTAATACTATTATAAATATCTTTTTAGGTATCCTGCTTATAGGTATTTTAATTGCCTTAGGCTTATTCATAGCTGCGAATTAGGTTTCTACATGTCCTTACTTAGGCGGTGGAAGCTTGGCCTTTAGCTGCTGTTGTAATTTATTTATAGTTGCCTGGTGTTCTTTTACCTGCTGCTTAAGCTCGATGTTTTGAAGGTCCGAACTGTATTTTCCCCATGCAAAACAAATCGGGCCTATAATAGCAAGAACGCCAAGAAGTAGCGTGACTAATGAACTATTGTCAAGACGCATGAGAAAGTTTGTTTTGGGTTCTTTGTAAAGAGGCCTGGTCTTTAGCAGTTCAATGCAACCATCAAGAAACTGGGACACCTCAATAGTGTTCTTCTTAATTTGATTTTCTTCATCCCACTTATCTGCAAAAAGCAAGTCACTAAAGTCAAATCCCCTTATATATTTAAACTGTTCCGACTCGGCTCCAAAATAGTCCTTGATAAGGCTTTTGGTTATTGAAATCCAAGCATCATTGCGATTATTTTTGTTTGCGAGTTTATCTTTTTGTTCTATTAGTGAGGCGATCGCGCGTTTAGAAGTCATGCCTAAAGATAAGGATTTTGCTCTGCGCCGCCAAGGCGACAAAGGGGGTTTTCGGTGGAGTGCGGTTGCGGGTCTGTCTGTCACAACAGGATATTTGAACATATATTTTTTAGTTGGGTAGGCCTAATCTATATTTGGGTATCATGATTTCAATGCAGACGATTGTAGACGTGTCAACGATAGTTGGAGCGCTTGCAGGTTTGCTTTCTCTTTATCAGAACAGGAGAAAGTAGTGGCCACAAAATCACGAATCGTAAATGAAAACTGTAAAATGAAATCGTAACAGAGGGGGCTTCGGCCCCTTTTGCTTTTTGCGCCGCACCATAAATAATATAGGTTTTCTTGAATTATATGCTTGACGTTTGGTAATGCTTCCGATATAGTAACTATATCAACAAGGGAGATACCAAATGGCTAAATTAACTTACTGGATTGCAAAGCGCACAAACGATAGCAACTGTTATTCATTGCGCGCAAAGACTAAAAAAGAATGTCAAGAACAAATAGATAAAGCAATCGCCGACGGACTGGACAAAGACGACTTCGACGCTCCAAAAAAAGTGTCCATAGAATACCGCGATGCGTTTGATTTGATGCTGGAGTGTTCAACCGAAGGCAGAGGGTGGTGGGAATGACCGACCTGAAAACAATCCGCGCTGATCTAGGCGTATCACATAAGGACATTGGAGACGGTACTGGCGTAAAGAAGCAGTATGTCTATGAGTTGGAAATCAGGGACAAGCCTTTGCCGCCGAAGTTTAAGGGCAATCTATTAGCCTGGCTGAAACTGGAACTTGCAGGGCTTAAAGAAAAGCGAAAAATAATCAATAAAATAATTAGAAAACTTGAAGATAATGCTTGACTGTTGGTAATGCTTATGGCATAGTAATGAAGTCAAACACAGAGGAGATACCAATGTTCACCAAAGCAGAATTTAAAGAAGTATACGCCGACTTCCAAACTAAAGAGGGCCGCGATGAAGCAATTCAGTGGTTTCTATTTCACTGGGAACACGTTGGTGACGCCCTTCGCATAGCAGCGGAGGAATAACCATGTATCATTTTAACAGACTGTCCCTAATGGCAATGCAAGCGAAAACCGCATATAACCGAGGCGAAGTAGGCAAAGCCAAGGCATTATTGACGGAGATTGAACAGCTTGCGGCCCATGGCTGGAACGAGATTACAGACGAGCAAGATCGTGTTATTGACATGGAAGATATACTGCGAACCCCTGCAAACCAGAACCCGAAAGGATAAGTGATGACCGAAAACGAATGGCAACCAATTGAAACAGCCCCATTTGGCGAAGTATTAGAAGTTAAGAACGATCAGATGGACGAGCCGTGTCTAGCAAGTAGAGGTTATGTAAGCAGAGGAATGGTTAATCCTAATTTTGATTTATTCACATCTATTTACACGCCTGACCCATTTTTTCCTACTCCAGCAGGCCGACTTGTTTGCCCGAAGGTTTGGCGAAAAGCACCGGAAAGCGAAAGCCATGACCTGTAACTGCGGAGAACACTGGACACACTTATGCGAATGCGAGGATTACGATGACTAATATTGAGGTTTCAGAACTAGAAGTGAGGTTTGGTATACTATATCCCTCTTTAGAGATTCAACTAAAGGGATATGGCTTGGATAAAGCGTTTACAATAAAATGTGAGTCTCAACGAAAAGCGATAAACTTACTTGTGTTCGGTGGTCTGATAAGCTCATCTCAGGCTGATAAATGTTTTTCTAGGCTGTTTAAAAATATCATGAAAGCGATAAAATGACATTGGAAATTAAAGCTGGCGTTGCTTATAGAACGCGTGGTGGTGATAGGGTTGTGTTAAGAAAGATTAGGAATGAAGCTTATTTGGAAAGCGATAAATGGGATTATGGGCAAGATGGAAAGGTTTTCGGTAATGATGCTCATCGTGATGACATCGTTGCCCTATGGGACGAACCCAAAGAACCTAAACCGCTTCCCACCATATACGACTGCATAGCATTACTTGAACACGAGAAAGACTGCTTGACCGCGCTAGCAAAGCTAAGAACGCTGGCACTACAACACGAAAGAGGAATACATGACTAAGAGAATATCTATGAATGACCGCAGACGTAAAGCGGTTTGCGCGGCAATTGATTTCATTACCACGACCTTGGAATCAGCGACGGAGGAAAGCCAAAACCCCTACTTTGAAACCATAGACGTTTTGGAGGGAATGTTGAAATGAAAAAGCTGGACGCTGTTAAATTACCTGTAGTAGGAGGGATCAATGACTGAATTACCTGACGTTATTTATGCTGGCATATACCATGACGATGTACCGCTAAAAGAATGGCGTGAAACAAAAATGACAGGTTCGACCAAATACATCCGTGCTGACGCAATCCCTCACGTTTCGATAGACATAGACGCTATTCATGCGAAACCGAAGGATGGGGAAGCGTGTCTTGATTGCGGTAGTGAAATGAGGCTGGTTTGTTCTGGTCTGGAAAAGATGGTTAAAAAGGAAGATGCTGGAAAATGTGTTGTCGGAACAAAGTATGAGCCTCGGGGCCGTGCATTATCCCAGCCATTGCCATCGCCTGACCCTGTAAAGCAACTACTGCGCGAGGCTTTGGCCGAGCTGGTAGAATTACAGTCTTCTGCCCTAGCCGTTAAGATGCGCTCCGAATGTATCACAGACACATGGTGCGATGCCGACGTAAAAATCTTGTACGAACGTGTCGGATATGGGGCGGTGATGGATAGCGCAGCCCGTCAGTGGTTTATCAAAGACGGCAAAGGCGGATCACACACTACCTATCATTGTTATTCCGTTGTGAAACAGGTCACTGAACGGGCACAAGAAGCACTAGCAGCATCGGAGGTCCAACCGTGACACAATTAGAAAACACCGAACTGTTACCTGTAAAACTCGTAAATCATGATGGTATAGGCTTATATATTCACGGCATCATGCCTGACGGTTCAGAAAACATGGTTATGGATTGCCGCATCGAATTGCGCGTCCGTGGCTGGGGTGGCTTAACAGGCAAGGGCGGTGGTCGTGGCCTAGACGATAACACCGCAATGGATATTCAAAAGATGTGGGCCGATGAAATTTGCAAACGGTATAATTCATACGCCGCATCGGCCAAGGGTGACAAGTGCATAAAATAATCCTCGCCATATCGCTAACATCGTTCGTCTGGTTCTTCGCTGGCTATGCGTATCTGTATGGGTTTGTGCGTTCTGTTGATGCTGGCATAGAGCGGGATTATATTTCTATCAAGGCTGCGCGACTTGTGCTGGCTGATTACTACCTGTTACCGAAAAAGACCACGGATTGCACTATGCTAGTGTGTTACCGCAACAAGGGGGATGAATGATGAATATAAATTATGTTTTGGGCTGGGTTTTATGGCTGTGTTTTCTTGGGGCGGCTGAAATAAAGCTTATGTGGAGCTTTGATAAGAAGCCGTTTCACAAAAAGGGGTGGTTATGATGAAAGAAGGTACGGGATCGGTTATTTATAGCGCAACTTCGCCTTATGATGTTAGAGCAAGGAATTGTTGGGATGCTATGCGTGATGCTTTGCTAAAAGAAGTAAACGAGACGAAATAA